CGTAAAATTTATTTTGTTCCGTTACCGATATTATACTTTGGACATAATTCCCATTGGTCTTTATCTTTAAAAGAAATAATTTTAATTTGTCTTAACGGTGCTATCGGTTGTAACTGTTCTTTATTTTCTACAGTCAATAGACCCCAATCGCTCATTAATGTTGCTATAGTATTTCTACGTCCAACATCATTTTCTTCTAAGTTCGATTTTTTACCATCTAATAAAAATAATTCTTTAAAATGCACAATAAAGTATCTTCCTTGTTTGTGCAGTATATGACAAGATTGATATAGCTTATTATCTTTACGTGATGCTACACCAATTCTAGTAAGTGTTTCTCTTATTTTAAGGAAATCGTCCGGTTCGTTTAATGTCACCTCAAGCATGTTGCTCGGGTTCCATTCTACAATCTTATTTTCTTCCACCTCTGGCCACCTTATTCTTTAATTCATTTATCTGTTCAGTGGATAGGAGAGTTAAAACTTGGCGGGCCTTTTCATTACTATACCCATAATACTTTTTAACTACATCCAAATCACTTATCTGTTCTGGTTTGAACCATTTAGAAAACCTTTTACGCTTTCTAACTATATTTATAAAAAAATCAAATTGAAGGCGATTATCGATATGGTGTTTAAGGTTCATTTCATTTGCAGCTAAAACTGTATCATTAAAGTATGATAACTGACGATTGACCATATATGGTGCGTATGCCTTTTCAGCAACGTCATCTATCATAATATTTTTCTTAGTATAATTTATTGCATTGCAATATTCAAAGGGATTCATTTTGTTTTACTTTCTACTACTATTTGTAATTCCATAACTAGAGGAACTACTGTGGCATCCCACCATTTTATAAATGCTTCATAGTTATTATCGAAGTATGATTCCTTTACAAAGTTTTCAATTTGTAAACAGTTAAAAGCCATTGATGGTTGTATTATGCTGTGTGCTGATAACAACTCACACATTGCAAGTTGCTCAACAAACTGATTTATCATTTCAATTTCATTTCCCATTTATTATTATTATAATCCTTTTTGCTAGATTTGTAAACCATTTTTTTCCATGGCCTTTAGTTGTTTCTGCAGCGGTACCTATCCTGATTCCACTTGTTTCTATGAAATTACGTGGATCATTTGGTACACCATTTTTGTTTACTGTTATTCCATTTTCTTCTAACTTATCAGCAGCTTCTCTACCACTAATCTTATTTTTACTTAAATCTATTAGTATGATATGACTATCAGTACCGCCTGTTAGTACTGGCAATCCGTTTTCTTCAAATGTTTGCGCCATAGCTTTAGCATTATCAATAACGTTTTTTGAATAAACTTTAAAAGAATCTTCAAGAGCCTCTAAATAACATTGTGCTTTTGCTGCTATGATGTTCATTAGTGGTCCGCCTTGCGTACCAGGAAATATAGAGCTATTTATTTTTTTTGAATAATCTGGATTATTCCACAATATCATTCCACCACGTGGTCCTCTTAGTGTTTTATGCGTAGTGCTTGTTACAACGTCGGCATAAGGTAAAGGCGAATCATAAACTTTACCAGCAACTAATCCAGAATAATGTGCCATATCTACTACTAAGAAAGCTCCTACGCCATCTGCAATATCTTTAAATGCTTTCCAATCTATTTGTCTAGGATATGCACTTGCACCTGCTACAATCACCTTTGGTCTACTTACTTTTGCTAAGGCACGAATCTCTTCATAGTTTAATAAACCATCTTCATCTACACCGTAAGTTACTGAATTGTAAACTTTACCGCTTAATGTTGGAGGCGCACCATGTGATAGGTGTCCACCGCTTGCCAAGTCCATTCCCATAAGTACATCACCGGGTTTCATGAAAGCCTGATAGACTGCAGTGTTTGCATTTACGCCCGAATGTGGCTGTACGTTTGCAAAGTTGCATTCATATAAAGAAGTTACCGCTTCAGTAGCAAGATCTTCAATCTCATCCATGTATTTACAGCCATTATAATATCTTTTACCTGAGTAACCTTCTGCATACTTATTTGTAAAAACGCTACCGCATAAATCCATAACAGCTTGACTTGCAAAGTTTTCGCTTGCAATTAATTCTACTGTGGTGTCTTGTCGATTAATTTCTTTTTTTAATATATCATCTACTTTTTTGTAAATCATTTGCGAGTCTTTCTGCTAGTGCCATTCCCATTGTCCAACCTAAGTGGCCTGCGCCACTGTTTACCCATAAACCTTTTACCTTACCTACGACAGGTAGCATGTTTGGTGTCATCGGTCTTAAACATGCCCATCTCTCATAATCATCTTTATTAACGAAAGTATTTTCCTTTACCCAATCGGCCAACGGTTTAATTCTATCTTCTCTAATATCATGATTCCAGCCAGCAAGTTCTGCTGTACCAGCAACTCTGAAAACATTATTACCGAAAGGTGAAGCCACAATTTTTTTATCGTCATCGAGTACAGATATAGTAGGAGCTTCATAAGTGTGTTTGTAAGTAATAGAATAACCTTTGATAGGATATATATTTAAAGTTGGTAGAAAAGCGCTTGTATACGCGCCTGCACATATTATTACTTCATCATAATCTTTTTTAAGTGTATCAATACTTATTGCCAAGTCTCTTGGATTAGACCAAAATACTTCATTTTCATTACGTACAATTTTATTGATACGAAAACTATAGTCATAATCTTTATTAGATAACATATGAGTTGATAGTTTAGTAGTAAAAGCATGAATATCGCCGACTGAATCACCTTTTGTGATAGTTGCACCGACGACATCATTTGATTTAATGTTATACTTTATAAGATTAGTTTTTGTTTTAACTCTACCCCAACCTGTATCTTTAAATCTATCTAGAGTTCTTTGTGCTTTATCCCAAGACTTTTGATTCTTATATATGTGTAATATACCACAGTCATTATGATGAAAGTCGATGTTTATTTCTTTCATCAACTTTTTTAGTAACCTACGAGATCTTAAACTATACTCGATTGTCTTACGAGTATTGTAATCATACTTTGCAGTAATGGTTGCACCAATAAAACCAGCAATCCACTTTATTTTACGCCATGACCAATGATCCGGTCTAAACGCTAGCGGTGCGTCTGGCTGTGTTAACCACTTAATCCCTTTAACGATATTATCGTAACTGTTCCATACTTCTGCATTACACACAGAAAGTTGACCACCGTTAGCATAACTACACTGTTCGGCTACGCCTTTAGGATCAAATAGCACAACCTTATATTTTTTTGCTAGAAAATATGCAGTAGTTATACCAGCGACACCGCCGCCAACGATTGCTATACGCTTCTTACGGACCAATTTTCAACACCACCAATATAATTTTCATAGTTAAGTTCGGCACACACATGTTCATAAGTTAATTCAGTAGTAGGTAACTTATTTAAATGCGTATCGTTCCAGTAAAGCTGTGGCACTGTACGATGGCCTTTTTCTTTTAAGAAATCTTTTGCAAAGAGATCATGGCTAATATTTACTTCTCTAAAATCAAAATCCCATTCGACTAATTTCTTTTTTAAGAGTTTACAATAACCACAGTCTTCTTGTGTATATAGTGTTAGTTTAATTGAATTGAACATCTGACATTACCTCCGTTAAACAAGCAACCACGTTTAGTTCGTGATCAGCGACAAATGCGTTTTTATATTGGTAGTCTGCAAGCAGAAGAATAAGAGATGGAATAGATTGTGGTGCAACTTTATCTGACATCCTATCGTAAATAGCTCTAAAAATAGCGCTTGCATCTGTATCTATATTATTTACAACCCAAGATCTCATACCTTTAAAATTTTTATTTTTTAAATGAGAGAATAAATCATCGTAATTTTTATCTCGTAAGCCGTTGATAATACCAGAGTCTATCTTACCGTTGATAGAATATCTCTGTAATTCATTTAATACTCTACGCCAATCCGGTGCAAACTTAAGTATAAGTTCTGCAATCGCCTTGTCGTCGTGTTCAATACTTTCATTATCTAATATAGTTTTACATCTAGCCATAAATGATTGACATAATTCAGCCATAGATTTTTTGGATGTGTTAAATTCATACACACCGCATCTTGAATGAAGTGGCTCGATAATTCTGTTTTTAAAGTTGCATGTAAGAATAAATCTACAGTTGTTAGAAAACTCTTCGATAAATCCACGCAATGCAGGTTGTGTTGATTGTGGGTTTAAGTAATCAGCCTCATCAAGTATAACAACTTTAAAGCCACCATGTAGTGAGACAGATGACGCAAATTGTTTTATCTTGGTTCTTAACGTATCTATGTTACCTTCCTCAGAACCATTGATAAGAATATAATCGCACCCGAGCTCATTGCATAGAGCTCGGGCTACAGTAGTCTTACCTAGACCGGCGGTACCTGTGAACAACATATTTGGAAGTTCTTTACCGTCGATTATCTTTTGGAAGGTTGTTTTTAAAGATGCAGGTAAGATCGTATCTGATACTTTCTTAGGCCTATACTTTTCAACCCATAGAAACTCAGTACTCATTACTTCTTTTCTTCTGGTTTCTGTTCACTCTTATCATTCATTGCATCTTCTTGTTGAAGCGCCTCACTAATTTGAATGATTTGAATGCATTGGTCTCTAAGACCGCCTATGGTGGAAAGCTCTTCACCTTTGAATCCACCTCTTTGAGTTACAGCATCAATTACTGCTACTGTACTTCTACTTGCTTTGTTAGCAAGATCTTTAAGTTGAGTTAAATTATCTGACATGTCATACTCCGTAAGTTGAAGATTTTTCAAGCGCAATCCAATAAGTTAGTGGTAATTCCTTATTTTTAAATTGCGTTATCAATTTAGATGATATTTCAACGTCATAATCACCAGGTAAGATTTTGAGATTTGCAATATCAATTATAAAGTTAAATACAGCGTCCTGTTTAAACTCTCCGTCAATATCAATTGAAAAGGCATTTGATGTTGCATTTTGTTTTTCTACAATAGACAAACTTAATACACCGTCTTTAGCTTGTATTGATACTTCTTTATGTCCTAAAGTTGCTGCAGCTTTCTTTAACTTGTTAAGTGTGCTATTATCTAGTGTAAACTTACAATCAGCTTCAGGCATCTTAACGTCTTTAGTGGCTGTTGTCAATGTTTCTTCTGCAGAATAAAAATATTTTATTTTAGATCTACCTGTTGAATCTTGCACAATTACAAAGTCATCTTCGAACGTTAGGTTTGGAGTGTCTACTAAACCTAGTACTCCAATAAATTCATTTAAGTCATATATACCAAAGTCTTTGGTAAACTGCTCAGAAACATCTGCGGTTGCAATCATGTTTCTTGTTGCACTCATTGTCTTAATATTATTTCCAGACCTAATCATTATATTTTGATTGATGCTGGAAAAATTTCTAAGAACATCTAAAGTATTTTCACATAGTTCCATTATAAACCTTCCTTCTTAATTTTATAGTATATTATATCACAGTTTTTTAAAAA